CGGCGGATGAATGGCTCCAAACTCTCGGTAGAACCGCATGACGCTCACCCTCACAGATTTGTTCTGCGGGGCCGGCGGGTCCTCAACCGGGGCGGTCAGCGTCCCGGGTGTGACGGTCCGGATCGCTTCGAACCACTGGGATCTCGCGGTCGAGACGCACAATACGAACCATCCCGACGCTGATCATCTCTGCGCTGATCTGTCGACGGTTGATCCGCGCCGGTTCCCGCGCACAGATCTGTTGTGGGCGAGCCCGGAGTGCACCAATCACTCGGTGGCGAAGGGCCGAAAGCGGGCCGACGCGCAACCGGATCTGTTCGGCGAAGTGCTCCCAGATGCGGCGGCTGAGCGTTCTCGGGCGACGATGTGGGATGTTCCGCGGTTCGCGGAGGCGCATCGCTATCAGGCGGTGATCGTCGAGAACGTCGTCGACGCTTGGCATTGGGAGCCGTTCCGGGCGTGGCTGATGGCGATGGACAGCCTCGGCTACGACCACCACGTGGTGTTCCTCAACAGCATGCACGCGCAGGTGTTCGGGCCCGGCGCCCCGCAGTCCCGGGATCGCATGTACGTGCTGTTCTGGCGGAAAGGCAACCAGCGCCCCGCAATTGAGCGGGTCACCGCGCCGGCCGCGGTATGCCCAGTGCACGGCGACGTCCGCGCGCGGCAGGTCTTCAAACGCTCCGATCGGACACCGTGGGGACGGTACCGGCAGCAGTACGTCTATACCTGCCCGACGTTAGGCTGCCATCAGGTCGTCGAGCCCCACTACCGTCCGGCAGCTGAGATCATCGACTGGTCGCTGCTGGGTCAGCGGATCGGCGACCGTGACCGTCCGCTCGCCGAGAAGACGCTGGCACGGATCCGTGCCGGTGTCGAACGGTACTGGGCGCCGCTGCTGGTGCCCGTCGAAGGCCGCGACGGTAAGCAGGCCGCACCGGTCGATCAAGCGGCCCGCACGATGACCACGCGCAGTGAGACCGGCTTGGCATTCATCGCCGAGCTACGCGGAGGCGGATCGAAACACCGGCCCGTCACCGACCCGCTGTGCACGGTCGTCGCCAACGGCAACCACCACGGCCTCGTCACCACCTACTACGGCAACGGCGGAACACGTCCATCTAGCGACGCGCTGGCCACCGTCACCGCGGTGGAACGGCACGCTCTGCTGATGCGGAACAACAGCAGCAAGAGCGACGGCGCCGAGATGACAACTCCTGTGCGCGAGGCGATCCGGACTGTCACGACCACCGGCCACCAGTCGCTGCTCACTGCCGAACGGCCGACCATCGACCTCGATGACGTCCTGTTCCGCATGCTCGAGCCCCGCGAGATCGCCGCCGCCATGGACTTCCCAGGCAGCTACCAGATCCTCGGCAATCGCCGCGAACAGGTCCGCCAGGCCGGCAACGCAGTCACTCCACCAGCAGCGCGGGACCTCGTTGGAATCGCCGCTGAATCTCTGGGGGCAGCGTGACTGATCGTGACACCCGAAACCAGCCGTCGGCGCGCTGCCGTTGGTGCGGGTCGACTAATCCCGACCGCGTCCACTACGCCCACTGCCCGAAGGTTGGTGGTTGAAATTCCTTGGTTCTACGTCGATGACGCCTTCGCCGACAGCAAGCCCGTGATGCGACTAGACCGTGCTCTACGGAACGAGGCCATCGGTTTGTGGGTGCGGTGTGGAGCGTGGTCGGCCAAGGAAGAAACCGACGGACACGTCCCGCTCGACACGGTGAAGCAGTTCGGTGGAACCCCCAGACTCATCCGTGCTTTGCATGAACAGGCCGAACTTTGGGTCGAAAACGCGCCGGAATCTTGGCGGAATTCCCGCGAGATTCTGTTCGGAAACTGGCAAAAATGGCAGAAAACTAGGGCCGAAAACCAAGCACGCCGCAAACGCGAAGCGGAGAAGAAATCGACGTATCGAGCTGGAAAAAAGGGACGCGATTACGTTTCAACCAGCAGTGATTCGGAAATGTCCACCGGGGACACACCAGGGGACAACGGAGCCGTCAGCGAAGACCTGTCCACCGGGGACAGCACCGGGGAGTCCCTCTACCCCGACCCGACCCGACCCGACCCGACCCTTATTCCTTTGGTTACTTCTGGTGGGAGGGGTACGTCAGTAGACCCGCGAGGCCCCCGCCCCCAATGTCCAAGGCACAAAGAGAACTCGGACGATCCGTGCCCGGACTGCATGCGTGGTCGGCTCTGGGATGAGGCCCAGGAAGACATCGCTCGCGAAGACGACCTTGCCGAACGACGCCGGCTCAAGGAGCTGCGAGAGAACTGCCCGATCTGCAAGGGCAGCAACTGGATTCCCGACACAGAACCTGCGAAGAAATGCAACCACCAGGAGCCATGCCATGCCTGATTATCCCGTTGGCCCGAGTCATCGAATCCGCGGACGTGGTCCTGTGTTGGAGGCGTACGCCGAGACCGGCGCCCTGGACGTCGACTGCATCCATTGCGGTGCGAAGGCGGGGGAGTTTTGTTGCCATGACCCGGAGGTGGGTGGGATGCCCCGCCGGCTGCCGTGCCCTAAGCGCATCGTGGCCGCTGCGCGGGCCCAGTCACACGGAGAGCTGAGAAACCCGGTTCCTGCGCACGATTCCGCACTGCCGCCCGGTTCGGGCCGTTACAGCGGCTCTCAGCCCCGAAAGGACCAACTGCCGTGATCATCTACTGCCAGCAGTGCAACACAAACCCCGTCGAAGGCATCAATCCGGGCAGCTTCCTTCACGGAAGGTTCCACTCTGAAATGCACCGGCCACTGTGCATCGCCTGTAACTGCACTGAACCTGACACGCCGATCTATCTGCGGACCGTGGTCGTCTGCCCGTCCTGCTGGCACGAAGTCGACCCAGACAAGCCTCACGAGCCCGGCTCCCGGGAGTGCCTACGAGTCCTATTTCGCGGCGTCGAAGGGGCCTTCTCATGAGCTTCCAGGACGATGTGGCTGCTATCGCTGCCGAGCATGGGATGGACGTGGCGGTCGAGTACGCCGCGCAGTCCTTCGACCTCACACTCGGGCCTCCCGTTGGTGACGTGCTGCGCAACCTCTGGCGGGACATTCGGGAACCGCTTCTGCTCCACGGATTCCGCATGGCGGCGTCGTCCGGCGCCGACCATGAGCTCAACTACTACACGGAGGTAACCCATGGTGTCTGACGAACTCACCTCAACCCGTCGATCCGCGTGGGGATTCGGGCCAGCGGAGCAGGAGTCCTGGCGGGAACGCGCGTTATGCGCGCAGATCGATACCGGAGACATGTTCTACCCCGACAAAGGCGGTTCCACGAGAGAACCCAAGTTGGTCTGCTCCATGTGCGAAGTCCGCGTCGAATGCCTCTCCTACGCGCTTGATCGCGATGAACGCTGGGGCATTTGGGGCGGACTGTCCGAGCGGGAACGCCGCCGACTGAAGCGGGAGATCGCAGCATGAGTCGCCGACGCAGCCTGATTGAACTCATTGAGCAGTTCTGGACGAGGGTCGACACTTCCGGTGAATGTTGGCTCTGGAACGGCGAAGTCAACAACAAGGGTTACGGGATCTACAGCATCTACGAAGGAGATGGCCGAGAGAAGATCCTCGCGCATCGCTTTTCGGCATTGATGTCTGGGATGCAGGTTCACTCTCCCCGAGACGTTGTGATGCACAGCTGCGATACACCACCATGCGTTCGACCGAGCCATCTCTCTGTGGGGACACAACGCGCGAATCTGCATGACGCGCTAGCGAAGAACCGTATGAATCTAGCTGGTCTGGTTGAACCGACTCCCCGGATCTGCCAGGACTGTGGAGTGGAATTCCTTGGTGCAGGGAACACGCGGTACTGCCCAACCCACCGGGCGGGGAAGAAGTGGTCAGCATGACCGACACGCATCGTTGTCTTGCAGGCAGAGATTGTCGGGATGCTGAGCAGGTCGATGACTCGACGACCGGCCGCACCCTGCGCCGCGGGGCGCCGATCGCCGACGAGTCCGGGCTGTGTGACGCCTGCACTGGAAGCGCCCGCTACGCAATCGCCGATATCGCCGAAACCTGGCTGGCCCTACACATGGCGATAGGTGACACGAACCGCCGCCTGAACCAAAAGGTTTCGATATCCCGCTCGGCACCGATCAACCTCAACACCGACGCGGACGCACTGAAAGTCTCCATCGTGGAATGGCTTTCCGTAGCCGCTGCCAGAGTCGCTGAACAACTCAACATCAACCCCTACCACCGCGACGACGACGGCAATGAAACCTACGTCGGGCCCGAACCGCAGAACCACTCCGACGCCGAACATGTCCGCGCCGTGAATGCCGCTGTCCGCATCCTCGAACCCAACATTGACAAACTGGTCGCACTGGGCGCCGATGACGTCACCGTCTGGCTCAGCCCATCCGAAACTGACCACGCCGGCGAATCCGTCCCGTACACCACCGCTACCGGGCATACCGCGTACCGGCCCAACACACGGGTGGTCTCCATGGCCGGAGCTGAACTCGCCCTCGAGCTCATCAAAGTCCGGCGCAAAGCACGTAACTTCCTGATGCTCACCGCACCCACCGACAAAATGGCACTCCCGTGCCCGTACTGCGGCGAATACGAACTGGTCCGCTGCCACCGCACCATCAAGGGCCACACCAAAGAAATAGACCAAATCGACTGCGGCAACTGCCAACTGTCATGGCCGTACGAGCGGTATCAACACCTGTGCGAAATCTGGGTCAAGGAGGACGAGATGGAACGCGAGAAACTGCAGAAGCAGCTGGACAGCGAGAAGACACGCCGCGAGATCGCTGAATGGCTGCTCGCGGAACGGGAATGGCAGCTGTCGCTGGCGTTCGATTTCCCGGACGTGTCGGCGAGCGTGTTCGTCACCACCATCCTGTCGGGCTCCGACACTTCACCACCGGAAGCGTTCATGTCCGACCGTGACATCGCGAACATGCTGAATGTGTCTGACTCCACGGTCCGGTCGTGGGCGTCTCGCGGTCAGATCACCCGCCACACCGCCGAAGACGGGTCGACTGTTTTCTTGGCGTCGGAGGTGTGGGCGTTCGCGAAGACGAATACGGGCGGCCGTGCGTCCACGATGCGGCGTCTATCCGCCGCGCGCAGGATCAACGACACCGCCTGCGCAACTTAACTTTCCGCACAGTTATCGGCGAAAGGACGCAGAAATTATGAGCAGCCCAAAGCAGTTGAAGAAACGGCTCGTGGCCTTCGGGCTGGATTGCGTGAAGCATGGCGACATGACACCTGGCGCGGCACGCATGTTGGCCAGGCTTGTCGATGAAGAACTGACTCATATCGTCGGATTCATCACGGATGACCCAGCAGCAGTGAAGCCACGTCGATACACCGACGAAGATCACGAAGTGTGGGCCGACCATTGGTTGACGTAAATCCCCCAAGTTAACGGCAAGGAGAAAACGGCATGAAAGTTCGATTCGTCCATCAAGACGGTGACTGGCCACACGAGCGGCCCACGACCGATTCGTACGTTGACATAGAGATGGGGTCGCTGCCTTCGGTTGGCGATAGCGTGCATCTTCCCGACGAGTTCTACGGGTGGGAGTGCGAGGTCGTCAAGCGTGATTGGTTCACCAACGATCAACGCCAAGCCGACGTGATGGTCACGGTCAACAGTTGACGTAAGTCCCCCAAGTTATCGGCAAAGGGAAGCGAGTTATGGACGATTACTGCGAAGGTTGCGCGGCTGTTGTCGACCAAGAACATCTGTCCGACTGTTCCGTATGGCTTGACCTCATAAGGAACAGCAACACCTGACGCAAGGCGAGAGGATTATCAGCATGCGAGAAGTGCCCGATGATTTCGCGGCTCGACGCAATTTCATCCCGGACGACCCCACCGAAGACCCTAACTTCGACCCATCAAAGTGGACTGGAACCATCATGTCCGGTCTCATCAGCAGCCGTTCGGAATGCGGAGAGTGCGGCGCAGAGTGGACTGACGACCATAACTGTGACCTGACGTAACTCCCCCAAGTTAACGGCAAGGAGAAACGATGCCAACAGGACGTGTGCTGACGCAAGATCAGCAGTTGCAAGAACTGCGCGAGGCCGTCTTGGCGATAGCCATTGCGCTTGGTGCGGCGCTCCCAGATACACCCGAGGTTACGCGGGCACTCAACGCGCTGACCGACACGTACCCGACGTAAGCACCGCAACGTTATCGGCACTCAACAGGAGATGACATGAGGGTCACATACTCGCATGAGCGACCGCCTTACTGGGAAGTTATGGCAGGCGATGGCCGTTGGTGGTCTGTGGGATACAACCAGGACACGGAACGGTTCCTTATCACGAACGGCGCGGGTCGCGTTCTCGATCCACACGGCCCCACCGGGCAAAAGGTACTCGACGCGGTGAACAGTCACGAACGCTCTGCGTTGACGTAAATCCCCCAAGTTAACGGCAGGGAGAAACGATGGCAGAACTCAGAATCACTCGACTGGACCTGGTGCGCGCCCTCGAAGATGCGTGGGATCAGGGAAACGGCTGCGGCCTAGATGGCTGGGTCGGCCCCGGCCGTGGTGCTGGCGAAGTAGATGACGAAGCGGTCTACGCGCGTGATCGCGACGTCGATCGGATCTTCACTCGCCTAGCCGACGCGACATAAATCATGGCGATTATCAGCGGATTTGAGCGGTGCCCCGGCAGCGGAACGTTGGTGTCGAACCGACTCACCGGGCCGGGCAGTCACGAGTGCCTGGACTGTAAGCAATTCGTGCCGATGCACGACGGTCGACTGGCCATCCACGCGCGCGACCGGGTTGACGTAAATCCCCCAAGTTAACGGCAAGGAGAACCATGACGATCAGTGCCAGCGTCCACGTTCCTGGGAAGGGGCATCTACCGATGGCGCTAGACCATGTTTGGCGTGCGGGCGATCTGGTGTGCTTCGTGAAGGACGGCCCTGAGTACACGGTTGAGTCGGTGTCGTGGAACCACTACCCAGGACACAACCACGCCTGCCACATCGAACTGACGCCGCCCCAGGCGACATAAATCGAGAGGATTATCGGCATGAGCACTGACGCACCCGAGCAAATCACCGACGCCGAGCGCGTCATCGTTCTGGCACTCTGCAAAGGATTCACCAGTGATCCCGTGGGACCATTCACATGGCTGTGTCGCCTCGCCTGGTTCACACTCACCAGCGGTCAGGACTTTGACGCCGACGCAGCGATAGCCGGGCACGCCGCTTGGCTCAATGACCCCAAGAATGCAACCGACCGGGCCAACATTGTCAGTTGCATCGATTACATGCGGCCAATCGCAGCTAAGGCCAGATTGTGAACGAGGCGGACATCATCGCGTTTCTGGCGTGGCTAGAAGCCGTGTTCGACAACGGGATTGGATTCCCGAACAAGCAAGCTCTAGCATCCGGCTACGTCGCGCATCTAAATCGATCCGTCGAACACGACGGCATGATGGGCCACGACGAACTGGTAAACCGGGTTGCGAATGCCATGTGGACCGCACTAGAAGCGCAGGACGGTATCTACGTTGACCGGGCGATGGACATGATCGACGCATCCGGTTCTGGTGTGGACATGCACGCCGTCGCCGCATCACTAATCGAACAACTCCAGGTTGACGTAAGGGATTTGGGTTTTCGGCATGAAGGTCATCACTGACTCGGCCACCGAGCGCGCGCTGGCTGCGTTCGATGCGTTCCTTGAGCAGTGGATCCCGCCGGCCATGCATGAGCACGTCTTCGGGCACAGCGGCCGCGCCGCAGAACAAGTCCGCCAGTTGATCCGCGGCATCGACGACCAACACGCACTCCCACTCCACCCCGGCCCGATCGGCTACTGCGTCCTCGCCATGGAAGCCATCTACAACAACCGGGACTACCGCAACGGAATCATCTACACGCCGGCTAGTCCGGTGTTCGAAAACCTAGTCCAAGGAGAGAACTCACTCTCGGGTTTCCGGGCCCGCCGCGGCGACAACCATGTTTTGGGGGAGATCAGCGAATACCGTGTGTCGCGTTGACGACACCTTCTGTTGCAGTGCAACATGAAGACGTCTGACGGATCATGCCCGAAATCTCTGGGCTGGTCCGTTTCTTCGTTCCGGCGGCGGAAGAGGTTCCCGGAATGACCACTCCCGTTAGAACCGGCCGCTACATCGACCGCAAAGCCCATGACTGCGGGTGCGTCACCGTGTGGGACACCACTGGTGGCGGCGCCCGCTATGAACGTGCGTGTGGTGTTCACCGCCGCTACGCACACCACTGGCCAGCAGCACGAGAGGAAAACTGATGGCACAGACCAAGAACACCCCCGAGCCGGCTGAGGTTCCGGTTGAGGCCGCCGCTGAAGAGAAGGCCCCCGAGCAGGACGCCGGCAAGGAAAAGACCATCGTCACCACCGTCTGGGCCCCCGAGGGCCCGGTGCCGAAGGCCTCGATCCTGCAGACCGCAGTGCAGTCGGTGCGGGATGCGATCCCCGTGGTGTTCTCCCTGGACTCGGAGATCACCGGCGCGAAGAAAACCACACGCGACAAGCAGCCCGGCACCGAGTTCGAAGTCACCATCACGTACACGCCACGCGCGGTGGCTGGCAAGGAAGACGCCGTGGACGTCGACAAGGTGATCCGCGGCCTCGACGTGCCGCGCTCGTTCGACGGAATCGGTGGACACGACGGCGACCCCGACTTCCATGAGAGGAAGCCGCGCGAGCTCTGATGAAGCTCACCACTGTGGACGGCTATGAGGTCGAAGTCGACCTTCGATTCGGCTTCACCGTCCACAACCAAGATGGCAGCTCATCCCGCATCGTCCATCTGGAAAACCCGCGGGTCATTGGAGGACCGCCGGATGACGGTGGCCCCGGCGAACCGCTACCTAAACGAAAAGCATCGTAGCGAGGCATGATGAAGATCCCCGCGCACCCGGACGATTCGTTCAACGAGGTACAGGGCAAGGATCTACGCGCACGGCTGACCAAGGACCACAAGGTTTTCATCGGTGATGTGGAACTGCCTGGTTTCATCGCAGAAGGCGGCGTGTGCCTGGAAACCGGAAACACAGGCAGCATAAACCAACTCGTAGTGCGATTCCTCGTCGGTGATGTCGACATCGATGACGAGGTCATCGGAGATATCGATATCCTTGGTTCCAGATCCCCGATGAAGAATCCTCCACCGTACAAAGATCCTTCCAAAAACTATGGCTGAGCTCGAGTACTTCTTGTTGACGGCGACGCTCACCGCGATCGTCGTCGACTACACCGACGCCGGTGACGTCCCGGATCAGCAGCGGATCAGCGGCACAGTTGAGTTCAGGCCACGCATCCCCACCGGGAAACTGTTGTGGCTGCCCACCCTTGACCCGCCCCAAGGCATCGCCCTAGCCCCGATCAAAGCCCGCTTCGACACCGACGGTGTGCTCCGCACCATCCAGGATGCACCGGTGAACGAACTCCAACGCGTCACCGTGACCGGTGACCCGTTCACCCTGACGTACAACGGGGAAACCACCACCGACCTGGCGCAGACCTCAACCTATGCGCAGGTCGAAACCGCGCTCGAGGCCCTGCCCAGTGTGGGCACATCGAATGTGAACGTCACCGGGCCGAACGGCGGCCCGTTCGACTGCGTCTTCAACGACGCGTTGGGTAACCAGGACGTCCCGCAGATGACCGCGACCAACGCGACAGTGGAGACCATCCGCGGCGGAACCCTGGCTGCTGGTGTGAAACTCACCGCCGGCACCGACGTCCTCGGCCTCGGCACCTATGATCCGGCCAGCAAGACCGGCGGACTCATCTACGATTGCATCTTCTCGAACATCGTCTATAACAAGGGCATTCAGGAGATCCACCCGTTCGCCTTCGTCGCCGATCCGGAATGGGCCGGCACAACGATCGACCTCGCCGCGATCCCCAAGATCGACCCCGCCGCCGGAATCGGTTAGGAGAACGCCATGGTTGCGAAGAACAAGCAGCAAGCCGAGATCGCAGAACGCGGCCGCGAATACTGGACCACCGGCGCCGGCGGCATCAAGATCCGCTGGGGTGAGCCCGGCGACTTCGACCGCTGCGTACGCCTAGTCCGCGAGCACACCCCGATGACAGATCCTGAAGGCTACTGCTCCAACCTTCACGTGCGGGCCACGGGCGCACGGCCAGGCCACGCCGCAACTGAGCAACGCCCAGGCAAGAAGCATTGAGCTGGGGCCAAGCACCACGCTCCACCACAGTCAGAGACCAACACCGCCGAGAACACCCACCCGAACGCTGCAACCGCTGCGGCGCAACAGGTGTGCCACTCATCCAAGACCACGTCATCAACGTCGCAGCGGGGGGAACCGACTGCGTCGACAACATGCAATGGCTCTGCCATCCATGCCACGACCCCAAGAGCGAACAAGAACGCAAGGCAGGGCTCGAGCGTAAACAGCGATACCGCAACCAACGCAGACGACTACCAGTCAAGCCACACCCGGGGGACAGACCATGCTCACCACACTCGGCTTCATAGCACTCGCCATCGGCGTCATCCTCGTCCTCATCGGCTACACCATCGAACACCGCGCGATCAGACCAGGCTGGGCCTGCATCATCACAGCCCTCATCCTGATCCTCACCGCCGCCCTACTCGACGTCGCAGCAGGACCCAACTACCGCACCCCGGGGGTGGACTCCCCAGCGAGCCAAGCCCGCGCCGAACCGGCATAGCGTCTCGGGTTGGCTACGGGTTTTGAAGCCCGTGGGTGCTGGAAAACCGCTGGTCGCACTTGTGTTTCCGCAGGTCGCGTTGTAATCGGCTGCCCTGGCGGCAGTTTGGACCCAGGAGGTCATCGATATGGCAGTTGGTAAGCCGCGGGGGCCGGTGCCGAAGCGTTCGGAGGATCGTCGGCGGGCGAATAAGCCTGAGTCGCAGGGTTCTGCGGAGACGACGACTGCGGAGGCGGGTGATCGGCCGGAGTCGTTGGGGTTTGAGGCGCATCCGATTGTGCAGCGGTTGTGGGATGTGCTCGGGGAGAGCGCGGAGGCGAAGTTTTACTCGGCGGCGGATTGGGAGCGGGTTCGGCTTGAGCTGTTCTACGCGAGTTACACGTTGAATTCGGACAAGATCAGTTCGATGGCGTGGGCTGCGGTGCAGTCGGGGTTGTCGGAGTTGCTGATTTCGCCGGCGGATAAGCGGCGGGCGGGGATTGAGTTGAAGCCGAAGCAGTCGGACCCGGACGAAGAGGCCGCGGTTGTCCAGCTCGCCGCCTACCAGAACGCTCTCGGCTCCGCTTAGCCGCCTCGACACCCTGCCGGCCGGGCAGCCGGCTCTCACGTTGGGGTGGGAGGCGGCGAAGTGGTCGGCGAAGTATCTGCGGCAGCCGAATGGGCCGCGGGCGGGTGAGCGGTTCGTCTTCACGACCCGGCAGTTGCGGTTTCTGCTGCACTGGTACGCCGTTCATGAGGACGGGTCGTGGGTGTATCACGGTGGGGCCCGGCGGCTGGCGAAGGGGTCGGGGAAGTCGCCGTTCGCGGCGGCGTTGGCGCTGATCGAATTTTTGGCGCCGGTGCGGCTCAAGGATTTCGACCCGACATTGCCGGGTGGGTGTGTGGGGCGGCCGGTGTCGATGCCGTTGGTGCAGATCGCCGCGGTGTCGGAGGATCAGACCGAGAACACGATGCGGATGGTGCGGGCGTTCGCGAAGAAAACCTCGCGGCTGGTCGCTGACTACAACCTTGACCCCGGTTTGACGCGGTACAACTGCGAGGACGGCAAACTCCACGTGCTGACGTCGTCGTCGGCGACCGCGGAGGGCGGGGAGGCCACGTTCATCGTCGGCGATGAGACCGAATGGTGGCTGGGCTCGGCGGGCGCTGAGTTCATGAACACCCTCGCCGACAACCTCGCGAAGTCCGGTAACCGGATGTGCGAGACGAACAATGCGTGGAAGCCCGGTGTCGGGTCGCAGGCCGAAGCCACGTGGGACACGTGGGTGAAGCAAGAAGAAGACCTGATCGAGCACGGGTCGACAAAGTCGGGGTCGCTGCTGCTGTACGACGCGGTGATCGCCCCACCCGAGACGGACATGGCCGACGCCGAATCGTTGGAGAAGGCGTTGCGGTTCGTGTACTCGGACTGTGAGTGGAAGACGGATCAGGAGATCCGAGCGATCATGACGCGGATTTGGCACCGCTCGAGCCGGCCGGACGACAGCAAGCGGAAGTATCTGAACTGGCCCACCGCGGCCGATGATGCGTGGTGTGATCCGCAGGACTGGGCGAAACTCGCCGCCGACGGCCAAGACGGCCGCGAGCTGCGGGAGCTGGTCGACGGGGAACGGGTCGTGTTGTTCTTCGACGGCTCCAAGAACAAAGACGCGACCGCGTGTGTGGGCTGCTGCCTCTCGGACGGGCATGTGTTCACGGTGGGGGTGTGGGAGCCGAAAGACGATGTGCCCGTTGATGCTGAGCAGATCGACAATCGGCTGATCTCCTACTTCGAACGGTTCGAAGTGGTGGGGTTCTTCTCCGACGTCCGGGAGTGGGAAGGCTTCGCGAAGGTCACCTGGCCGGAGCGGTGGAAAGACCAGCTCGATGTGTGGGCGGTTCCGGGTGGGAAGATGCCCGAACCGATCGCCTGGGACATGCGGTCGCACAGCAAGGATTTCGCGCTCGCCGCCGAACTGGTTGAGGCTGAAATCCTCGAGGGGGCGTTCACCCACGACGGAAACCCTGTTGTGGCACGGCATGTGGGGAACGCCAGACGGTACGAAACCCGGTGGAACGGCGCCATCTCCGTGAAGAAGGAAACGCCGAACAGCCCGGACAAGATCGACGCCTGCGTGTCCGTGATAGGTGCCCGCATGGTGTACCGGCTGGCGCTGGCCGGCAGCGAACCCGAAGAGCCCAGTGAGGCGTATTTCGTGAAAAGGTGGTGAGTAGTGGACCCTACCAAGGTCATTGATTCGGTCCGCTACATACTGCAAGGCCCGCGATGCTTCGAAGCGGAACGCCTGCATCGCATTCACGAGGCGTTGAAGCCGTGGACAACGCACTCCGCGGCCCACCAGTTGGCGCGCGCCGGACACACCAAGGAACCGTCGGTGGGGATGAAGTGGCGTTCCCAAACCAACTTCCTTCCCCTGGTGCTGGATGTGTTCTCCCAGTCGATGAAGGTCGATAACTACCTGGCATCTGACACCAAAGAGACCGCGTCGCCGTGGGAGTGGTGGCAGCGTAACAAGTTCGACGCCCGCCAAACCGGAGTCATTCGGGCTGTCCTCGAGTACGGCGTGGCCTACACCACGGTGCTGCCGTCGCTTAACCCCACCGGGGGCGGTAAGGGCGCATTCCTGCGGGGCTTGTCGCCGCGGCAGATGACCTGCCTGTACGGCGAGCCCGTTGAATGGGTGCCCGGGCAGACACCCGTCGATGACGACTGGCCCATCCTGGCTTTGGAGATCAAAGACAAAGCCATCCGGCTCTACGACGAAGAGAACGTGTACTTCATTGGCGTGCAAACCGTCCCGGAGTCGGCGCTCGGCTGGAAAGACCCCTCCTACCTGGTGGTCGACAACTTCAAGTTCATCGAGGGTCGACCCCACAATGTCGGTGTGTGCCCCGTCGTGCGGCACCGCGACCGTTGGCTGCTCGACGGTGAAGAGCAGTACGGGATCATCGAGCCGCTGATCAACATTCAGTCCCGCATCGATGAAACCACCTACGAAATGTCGGTGTCGCAATACTTCACCGCGTTCACACAACGCTGGGTGGCGGGCTGGCGGCCGCAGAACGACGACGAAGCGTTGGCGATGGCCGCCGGCGACGTCTGGTACTTCTCCAAATCCGATGTCAAGGTCGGACAGTTCGCCGTGGGCGACATCAAAGGCTACTTGGACTCCAAGCAGTCCGCAATCCGCGATCTTGCTGCGATCGGTCAGATCCCCGCCCAGAACTTGGGTGTCGATGCCTTGGTGAACATCTCCGAAGCAACGCTGGCGGGCCTGGAAACCGGTAAGGAGCGCAAATCGGCGGAGATCCAAACCTGTTTGGGTGAGTCGTTCGAGCAGATGCTGCGCACCTGCGCCCATATCACCGGGGATGAGAAGAACGCCCAGGACTTCCAGTCCGAGGTGAAGTGGCAGGACACCACCGCCCGCTCGATGGGGGAGCAGGTCGACGCGCTGATCAAGATGCGTCAAGGCCTAGATGTGCCCGAAGAGATGACGTGGGAAGAGATTCCGGGTTGGACGCATCAGAAGGTGGAGCGCGCCAAGCAGCTTCGCGACGAAGAACGCGCCCAGATGGAAGAGGAGTTCCCGCAAACCGCGCAGCCGCCGGTGCTCAACGGTGCGCCGCGGCCTAGCCAGTGACCCAACCCCAACAACAGCAGCAAAACCCACCGCCGCTGCTGCTCGCCCCGCTGATCTACACCGGGCTGCAGCTGCGGCAAGCCCAAGACGCCGCCCTAGCACCGGTGTTGAAGCGGGTCCGGCAACTGTTCCACCTTCAAGGCGTCCCCGTCACCCCCGATCAGCGGGCGGTGATGGCCGGCTACCTGTACCGGCCGCTGCAGACCGCCCGCACCCGCACCTACACCGCCGCCACACGCTATCTGCACGGCCAAGGCGTGATCGATGTGCCCCCGTTGCGGGAATACCGCGTCGAAGCCGTGGAGAAGATGCTCGAGAACACCGTCGACCGGGTGTCGGTGGCCGGCGACCCGGTGGACGAGTCGAACCGAACCGCACCGCATGTTGTTGAGCAGACCCGAAAGTCCGTTGCCCGGGCAGCATCTCGGCACGCTCAGCAGCCTGCCCGTGAAACCGTCCAGGAGACCGCCGACGAATCCGGTCAGGAGGTCGGATGGGCCCGGGTCCTGACGGGGGCGTACTCGTGCCACTTCTGCGCGATGCTCGCCTCAAGGGGCCCGGTGTACCGGTCGGACAAGACCGCCCTGTACCGCGGCGGCGCCTCGGCGGGCACGTATCACGACGGCTGCGACTGCATCGCCGTCCTCGTCCGTAAAGGGATGCCGTGGGAGGGCCAAGACTCCTACGAGGCTTTGAACAAACTGTGGTCTGACACCGGCGGTCGAACGTCAGGTAAGCGGGCCCGCAACGCTTTCCGCCGCGATTGGGACAAATTGGTTCGCAGCGGCGGATCCGGAGATTACATCTCCGACAGTATGAAGCCCCCCGGCGGGGCCCAGTAACCCCAGGAGGGTCAATGTCCGAACAGGACGCAGCACCAACACCAGAAGCGGATCCGCAGCCAGCAGCTGAGGCTGCGGAACAACCCGCACCGCCCGCAGAAGAGGCGAAGCCGGCGTCGCGGTCCCAGGAGGACTACGAAGCCGAAATCGCCAAGCTGCGCCGCGAAGCGGCGGGGTACCGCACCAAACTGCGTGAGGCCGAACCGATTGTGAAGGCCCACCAGGAACGCGAGGAAGCCAACAAAACCGAGCTGCAGAAAGCCCAGGAGGCTCTCGCAGAGCGGGAGCGGGAGTTCGCCGACCTTCAACTCGGCTACACCCGTTTGGAATTGGCCGCGATCCACAACATCCCACCGGATGACATACACCTGATCGGCTCAGGCAGCCGAGAAGAGATGGAAGCCAACGCCGCCCGCCTTGGGTCGTTGTTCGCTTCCTCACCGAAAGCCCCGCCGTCGGACCGTCCGGTGGAGGGGTTGCGGCCAGGCGCCGCGCCTGAGCCTCCGAAACCGGAGGACGACAGCTACCCGGAGAGCTGGAAACCAGCTTTCCTCAAAAGTTAAGGAGCCATCATGGCCAATGAGTGCATTCCGCACTATCGGCCGGGCGCGGACATCACCGCGGTGACCACCGCCGCTGTGACCGGCAAGACGTTCGTCGACTTGTCCGCAGCACTGACCACGGGCCTGCCGTCCGTGGCCACCGCCACCGCCGCCGGCTTGTCCGTCGGTGTCGCCGCGAAGGACGCCGCGTCCGGCGCCCGAGTGGCTGTGATCCGAGGCCGGGGAACCATCCTCCCCGTGACCGCAGGCGGCACCATCGCCTACGGCGCCGAGGTCGAAATCGGTTCGGGCGGCAAGGCCGTCACCCTCGCATCCGGCAAGGCCCGCGGCCGCGCCTGGTCGGCGGGAACCGCGAACAACGACGTCATCATCGAGCTGTACTGAGAGGGGTTGACTGATGGCTACATTCGAATACCCGTTGGCCGCGCCGACCCTCTCGGGGACGGTAATCAGCATCGACCTGATGCTGCAGGAACCCACCCGGGTTACGCGGTATCTGTCCGACCTGATGCTGAAGGGCTACTTCGCCAACCGCATCTTCACCAACGCGGGCGGCGTGTCCGGTGGTGCTGTGTTGTACGACCAGCTGACCACCAACGACCTGTTCCCCACGCGGGACGTGCAGAACGTCGAGCCTGGGGCCGAGTTCCCGGTCGTCACGTTCGACCGGCTGCAGCCGCTGCTGGCGCAGGTCGAGAAGTTCGGTGGGAAGTTCTTCGTCACCGACGAGGCCCGCGACCGCAACAACCCGCAGATGCTGCAGCAGGGTTCGCAGAAACTGGCCAACGCCATGTTCCGCGGCATCCACCAGCGCGCCCTGGCCGTCCTGGACGCCCAGATCACCGCGCTCAGCACCAACGCGCAGACCCTGGTGGGTCACAACTGGAACGCGGTCGTCACCGCCGGTACGTCGGCGACGTCGGCATCCGGTTACCCGGCAGCGGACTTCGCGGCGGTGCAGCTGCTGGCCGACCAGAAGGAGCTGGGGGTCCAGTTCGATCTGTGGATCGTGAACCCCGCGCAGCTGGCGGCGATCAAGGTGCTGTACGGGTCCACGTGGGACGACGTCCTGCGCTCGTGGGGCATCTCGATGATCGCGTCCAACCTGGTCACTGCGGGCACCGCCTACGTGGTGGCCGAGGGTCAGGTCGGTGAGCAGCGGTTGGAGAAGCCGCTGGGCACCGAGACGTGGCGCGAGCAGGCCACGGAACGCACCTGGGTGCAGTCCTCGGTTCGTCCGGTGTTCTACGTGACCAACCCCTACTCGGTGGCCAAGGTCACCGGCCTCGCCGGCTAGGAGGATTCATGCCCGAGCGCACCATCAAAACCTCGGCGGCCTTCTACAAGAACGAGGACGGCGTGTCCGTCCTCGGGCAGCAAGGTGAGAAGGTCAACGTCCACGCCGACGACGTGGCGCGGTTCGACAAGTTCAACGTCCTGCCGGAACGGTTCATCGATGAACCGGCCGGCATGGACGATGACCTCGTCTACGGCCGCACCGAGGCGGAACTCCGCGAACAGGCGGAGGACGAGAAAGAGGATGAGAAGCCGCGCACCCGCTCTTCGTCAAGGAAGAGTTGAGTGACGGCTTACGCCACCCTCGCCGACCTGGAAGCCCGCTACACCGGCCAGATCGACCCCACGACAGCGGAAACGCTGCTCGATGATGCTTCGTTCTGGCTCGGTGTGTGGGTTCCAGGTCTCGACGCCGCCGTCACCACCAGCAGCGACGTAGCCACGGCTGCGAAGCTGCTGGTGGTGGCGATGGTGAAACGCGCCCTCGCGGCGCAAGCGGTGGATGTGCCTGGCGTGCAATCCATCACGAACTCTGGTGGCCCCTTCAACCAGTCGATCACCTACCGCAACCCCGAAGGCAACCTCTACCTCTACGCGAACGAGTTGGAATCCATCACGTCGCTACTTCGGTCGACCAGGGCTGCTGCGGTGTCGATGAGGTCACCGGGGCTGTAGATGGGGTTCCTGCCCACCCCCTACACCGTCTCCCATGAGGTGTACAGCGGGTCCACCGACTCCGAGGGCTACCCCACAGGGGACGCCTACGCCGACCCGGTGGACCGGGCCGTGTACGGGTGGTATCCGCTGTCCTCGCAACTGAACCCGGCGATGGATTACGACCGGCGTGTCATCACGTCGAAAGTCCTTCAAGTGCCGGACGTCGCCCCGTACTCGGTGCGCGACAAGGTCACTTTGCCGGGGGGAGACGAGTACTTCGTGTCTGAGGACGTGCGGGACTACAACACCGGCCCGTTCGGGTTCAAACCCGGCGGGGAAGTCGTGTTGGAGAAGGTGACCGGCTGATGGCGAAACGCAAGATCAGCGAACACTTTTCGATCGACTTCGGCTCTAACAACCCGGCGTGGCGGGAAATGCGTAACTCCCCTGAAGCCGACGAATACCTCAACCGTGTGGGAGAGGAAACCGTCCGCCGCTGCAACGCGGATCTGCGTGCCGCGCAAGCCAAGCGGGGCCAGCCGGAAGAGGACGGCTACGACTTCACCATCACCCATGGTTCGCGGTCCCGGTTGAACATCTTCCCGGACACCCCGCGGGCCATGGCGCACGAAGCGGTGAATCAAACCATCCTCAAGAACGTCAGCGTCGGCACGGCGAAGGCCGAAGCCCGGCCCCCTGACCGCGAAATCCCGCGCGAGCTGGCGCGGCGGTCCAACGAAGCGCAGGCGCACGCAGGAATCGACCAGCAAGGCAACCCCATTCACAACCTCGACCGGGGCCGGCGATGACCATCCCGATCCTCGGCACCCCCTCCACATACCGGTTGACCCGCAACTACTTCCTGTCTGAGTGCCCTGCCCGGGGGTGGCCGACGAACTTCGATCAGCAGGTGCCGTCCCCGCTTCCGTCCGGCCGCCGATTCTGGACGTGCGAACTGCTCGACACCGTCAAGCCGGAACGGTTCACCAGCTCGCAGCTGCTGCAGCTGCGCTACTACGACCCCAACGGGGCGCGGGCCGAGCAGGTCGCGTTCGATGCGCTCGAGCTGTGGCTGGTGATGCCGTCCTTCGGTCTGGTGCAGGACGTGGAGCGCGCCGGCGGCCCGACCCGCCAGAAGGACCCAGATGTGCCCGACCTTGAGCGGTACCTGATCACCGCCTGGGTCACCGTGATGAACACCAACCCAGTCATCACCCCATAAGAACCTCCGCGGCCTTCACTCGACGGCTGTGTCAAGGAAACGAACCCCCGCCCGGCGGGGGTTTTTTGATGGAAGGAAAAGCCCGTGGCTGCACCAACATTCACTGGGAACGTCAACAACGTCGTTCTGCCCTCCCCGAAGGATCTGCCCTCTGTGGGCGGCATCTACGTCGGACCCCTGACGGCGGCCGTGCCGGACGCGTCGTTCACCATCGCCGCCACCATGAAGCACCTCGGTTTCATCGGCGCCGACGGCTTCGACGACAAGGAAGACCGCTCGGTGAAGGCCATTTACGACTGGGGTGGTGACACGATCGCAAAGCCGCAGGAGAACTTCGGCAAGACGGCGACGTTCACTCTGCTCGAGTTCCTGAACGCGGATGTCGCGAAGTTCGCCTACGGGCAGGCTAACGTCACCGCGACCGCGGCCACCTCAACGCACGGCAACCAGCTGTCCATCGGTGTCACCTCCGACACGCTGGACATGCAGACCCTCCTGGTGGACACCTTCTCGCCGGGCGGCAAGCGGGTCATGCAGTTCTACCCGCTGGGCCGGATCGAGTCGAAGGACACCATGAAGTGGGCCCGCACCGACGTGCTGGCGCACCGGGTGACGGTGTCGTTCCTTCCCGACACCACGGGCCGGTACTGCTACATCCGTACCGACGACGGTCTGCTGTCGGCATGACCGAAACCAAGCCGCGGAAGGCGCCGTCGAAGCTGGCGGCGCCCAAAGCCAAACCGAAACCCGGCGACCCCGATTTCCCGTGGCAAGACGAGTATCCGGGCGAAGAGCTGTTCGTGTTCACCGCCAGCGACGGCACCACGGTCGGTCTGACGAAGCTGGGGCCGAATCGGCGGCCGAAGCCCGGGAAACTCGCCCTGCTCGACGAGCAGAACGACGGCATCAAAGTGCTGTGGTACTTCCTCAAGCTCGCATCGTCCGACACCTCACGCGAGGTGCAGGCCGAGCTCGATGAGGAAGACTACGCCGCGATGTGCCGGCAGTGGGCTGAGTTCGCGGGTATCGAGCTGGGGGAATAGTCGCCCTCATCGGGATCCTCCGAGAGCATCGGGGGCCCGTTGGGGGCGACCTCGCCCGCGCGCACTGGACGTGGGACGACGTCGGCGCCGGTCTGCCCTTCAACCAGTTCACACAGATGGTGGTGTACGCGGCGCCGGGGTCGGCGGTGTACTACGCCACCCACAAGGGGTGGACACGGGACACCTACGCGCTCACCACTCTCATCGAGATCGGTGAACTGCTGTTGTGGTCGAAAACCGAGGACGGCTTGAACAACCGTAACCGTCCCGAACCACGTTGGCGGCCAGGCGATCCCGTACCTGAGCAGAAGCAAGTTGGGACGATCCGCGATTACATGCGGCTAGTGGGAATGGAGGGCGCCGACGATGACTAACACCCTCCGAGGGGACTCTCTTGCCTAGTATCGCTGACCTGTACGTCCAGGTGATGCCCGAGACTTCGCGTATAGCGGATGGCATCGTCCGGGCGTTCCGTGAGGTTGACCCGAAAGCGGCTGAGGCTGGCCGCCGTTGGGGTCAGGAGATTCAGCGGGGCTTGGGTGATGCCCGGGTTGAGTTGAAGGCCGATACGGCGAAGGCGAAGGCCGAGCTTGATGAGGCGTCGAGAAAGCGGGATGCCAAGATTCAGGCCGACGCGGATACCGCGAAGGCTGAGGCGCAGATCGATGCGGTAGCCCGGGACCGCAAAGCCACCATTGAGGTCGACGCGGACACTCTGATGGCGTCTGTGGAACGCGGCATTTCTCAGGTCGGGCCGGCGATGGCCGGGGTTGGAACGCAACTGGCGACATCGCTGGAAGGCGGCGGAGTTCAGGCGTCTTCGTCGGTCGAGAGTTCGTTGTCGTCCGCGATGGGCCCGGTGGGCACGGTGATGGCGACATCGCTGATCGCTGGCGGTGTCACAGCCGCGGCGGGGATCGCGGCCGCGCTGTCCGGGGTTATCGGGCTTATCCCGGCCGGCCTGGGCGGCGGCATCGGCGTCATCGGAACACTCGTCACAGGTCTTGACGGGGTGAAGGACGCGTGGGATGCGGCCGGGAAGGCCGCGGAGTCGTCCGGCAAGGACCAGGAAGAGAAGGCGAAATCTGTTGCGGCGGCGCAGCGGTCGCTGCGCAACGCTGTGTTGGATGAGGCGAATGCGCAGAAGGACGTGGCGAACGCCCGCCGCGACGCCCGCCAGCAGCTCGAGGATCTGAATGTCCAGCTGCGGGGCGGGGTCATCGATGAGAAGCAGGCCATCCTCGACGCCGCGGCCGCGCGGCGTGATCTTGCGACTGGGCGGTTCCGGGATTCGATCGAGTATCAGCAGGCTCAGTTGCGGGTGCAGCAGGCCGACCAGCGGGTCCTCGAGGCGCATGAACGCAACGTGGAGTTGCAGCAGAAGGCCAATGACGCCAACTCGAAAGGCGTTGATCAGTCCGATCAGGTTGTGGCCGCGAACCAGCGGTTGGCGAAGGCGCATGAGGATGTCACTGTCGCGCAGCAGAATCTGACTGAGGCGCAGAACAAGCACTCGTCGACCGCGGATGCGTTCGCGTTGGCGATGGGGAAGCTGTCGCCGAACGCGCAGGCGTTCATCAACACGCTGCAGGGGTTGAAGCCGGCGTGGGAGGCGTTGAAGTTCTCCGTTCAGGATTCGCTGTTCGCCGGGATCGGCCCCGAACTGCAAAGGCTGGCGAGCCAGTACCTTCCCGTGTTGAAGGACGCCATGTCCGGCCTAGCCGGGACGATGAACACGGCGTTTAAGGACATCGGGGCGTGGCTGTCGAAGCCCGAGACGATGGCGCAGATCAAGGAGATCGTCGCCAACATCGGCTCATCGTTCCAGAACTGGGCCCAGTCGATCGTCCCCTTCTCCGAGGCGTTTTTGACCATCACGAAGGTCGGGTCGGGTTTCCTACCGCAGCTGGGAACTGTCATCACCGAGGGCGCCAACGCGTTCAACAACTTCATCCAGCAGGCCGCCAAATCTGGGGAACTGCAGAACTGGATGCAAACGGGTATCCAGGCCATGGGTGAGTTGATCAAGCTGTTCCCGATCCTCGGCAAGATGTTCCTCGACCTCGCGCCGATCGGTGTGCCAGTGCTGCAGACCCTCGGCATGTTGCTGCGGGACTTGGAGCCTCTGTTCCGGATGATCGGTGTCGCTGGCGCCGCATACCAGACCGGGGTGAACCAGTTCTGGGGCGCGATGGGCCGCCTCGGCGACAAGTTCGTGGAGATTGTGAAGGTCGTGTGGCCGCCGCTGCGGACGATGCTGCAGGGCCTCGAGCAGACCTTCTCCCGAGTGTTCGACACCATTGCGAAGGTTGTCGAAAAGGCTTGGAAGATCATCAAACCCATCTTCGATGGGATCAACATCGGCGGCGTCAACGTCAGCAAAGCGTTGAAGGCGTTGAGTCACATTCCCGGCCTGGGTGGTCTGAACCCTGGCGACTCCACTCCGTCTGCGCCGGCCACCTCACCGAACGTGGATGTTCCGTTCGGGTCGGACGGTGCGGCGCTGCCGAAACTGTCGGACCTCCGCGGCGGCGGAACCCCCACCACACCGGGATCCACGCTGCCAAAGCTGTCCGATCTGCGGGCCGGGGCCACGGCGGCGCCAGCGGCTGGTGACTCGCCGCTGGTCGCTGCGCTCAAGGCGAAAGGGTTCAGCCCGCAACTGATTCGGCTGATCCTAGGGTTCAGCAAAGTTGAAGGTAACAACCCGGCCGGCACCCCGACCCTGGGCTTCACGGACGCTCAATTGGGCGGCAAGACTGATTTGCAGTCGCACGTCGATGCATTGGCTCAACAGTTCAAGAACCGGGCAGCTGTCGCGGGGCCCTTCCCCGAGGGCGGTACCGATCAACAGCAAGCTGCGTGGATCGCGAAAGTTGTCGGGCAGTCCGGGCTAGCCTCCGACTGGCAAGGCAATTCCCAGCCGAGGGACTACACCCAGCGAGTTGTGAGTGCGATGGGCACCACTGGGATGCCCCAGGGATTCACACCGTGGTACGGCTCGGGGACATCCTCCATGCCCACCGCCGGCGCTGGCACTTCATCGTATGGCGGGGATGCAACGCTGTTGGCTCACGTCCCGGCCGGCCAGTACTTGCAGACGCAGGCCGCCGACCTACTCAAGGGCATCGGTGACTGCTCGAGCGCGGTCGAAGACCTCATCAACATGATGGACGGCGTATCGACCGCGGGCCGACAGATGTCCACTTCGAACGCCACCCAATGGCTGACCGCCCATGGTTTCGTTCCCACGGACAAGCCCGTCCCGGGCGCGTTCCAGGTTGGATTCAACGACCACCACATGCAGGCAACCCTGCCCGGGGGAACGAATTTCAACTGGGGCAGCGACGCGGCAGCCGCCAACCGTGGGATCGGCGGCACCGGCGCGTGGGATCCGGCGTTCACTCAGCACTTCTACCGCCCCGCCAGCGGCATGCCGAACATCGACGGCACCGTGTACCCGTCGGCGATGATGCCGACCATCGCCTCCCCGGGCGGGATTTCACCGGACGGCACTTACCCGCTGGGCACCCAGAACTCCCCGTTCTATGTGAAGTCGGCGCAGTCATCGGGTGCAGAACAGTTGGGTCAGGACTTCGTGTCCGGCATCGCGGAGGTGTTCGGGTTCGACGGCTCCCTGTTCAAAAACCCCCTCGACTCTGGGTTATTCAAGGGCTTCAAGGGGTTGATGTCGTTCCTCACCGGCGGCGGCAAAGGCGGCGGCCGCGGCCAGGGGATGCCGGCCTCGTATTACCAGGCGGCCGGCGGGGACGGCGCGGCGATGCCGGCGCTCGGCGGCGGTGGTGACCTGTTCGCCGGGTTGGGCGGGATGCTGACCGGGGTTATGCCGCAGCCGTTCGGGCAGATCGGCAAGGGTGGCCCGGCGCAGGCCCCGGATGAGTTCCAGCCGATGCTTCCCGGCAGCGGGGGCAACGCGACGCTGCCCAGCAATTTCACCCCCAGTGGCAATAAGACGGGCGGCCCGCAGATCGACAACAGCATCAACATCGGCACCGTCAACGGCAACCCGGCGAGCATTCACCAAACCATGGTCGACGTCAACGTTCCCCGCGCCCGCCAAGGCGTGAATAGCATCCCGGGGATGAACTTCTGATGGCCGTCAAGCTGATCAAGCAGCAGGAGCAGCACCTGCTCACCGATTGGGATTCCGCGCGCCGGTATCTGCGGATGCCGACCGAAACAACCCGCAACATCTACATCGGCCCGAACAACCTGCGCTGGGACCTCTCCGGACGCAACAAAGGCCGCCAAGGCGCCCGCCTGTCGACGCATCTGCAGGGTGACTACCACCTGCCGATCGACCAACTCTTCACCGAGGGCGCGTATCAGATCGGCGCGACATATGAGCGCACCAACATCCAGAAACGGATCATCAACTTCGGTGTCGTGTTGGGCTTTAATTGCTCGGAGTTGCAGTACCGGGCGATCGAGTCGAACTGGTGGGACTCCTGGCCGGCCGACACCCCCGGCTGGTGGGGACGGTTCACCCCGTTCTCCGGGTGGCGGTGGGCGCAGGTCCAACTGGCGAAAACCGTTGACACCCCGATGCCTTTGGACCCGACCGCGTTCGGTAACAACGGCTTCCAGTGGGACATGCAGATAGTCGCGGCGCAGCCGTGGTGGGCCAAGCGGATGCTCACCGACTCCTTCACCGCGCACGCCGACAGCGTCGCCCTGAACGGCTACGACGAGCAGACCTTCCACATCGCCAACCGCGGAACCATGGAAGCCTGGCCGAAGTTCATGTACACCGGCCCGGGCAAGGCGTGGATCCAGGACGGCATGACCAACAACATGATCGAGCTCCCGCAACTATCGGGGGATGACGGGTATGTGACGGTCGACACCGACCCCTCGGAGCGGACCCTGAAGGGGTCGAACGACCCGACGGACAACCTGTTCTACCAATTCATCCGGCAGTCACGGGTTTTGGATTTCTTCCTGCACGATCTCGAGGCGTTGGGTGAGCCGGTGTGGCGGCGCGCCAACGGGATCCGCTTCCAATCACCCATCCCGCCCAGAACGGTGGCGAACCTGAAGGTTCGGCATTCGCAGCCGGGCGGCCAGGTGATCATCTTCATGCCGCAAAGGTACGCGCGGCCGTCGTGACGAACCCTCTCAACCTCATTCCGAATGCGGTTGGGAACCTCGTCAACGGTCCTTTGGAGTTCACCCGGCACATGTCGGACCAGATGGTCGACTACGTCATCGGCGCGCTGTCCAAGCCACTCCCGGCGCAGGACCCGCTGGCGGCGTACCGCTACAACGAGGCTCGGGCCCGCACCCTGCGTGACGGGTTCCGGCAACGCCCGTTGTTGCGGATGCAGGACAAAAACCTTGAGCAGATCACCGTTATCGGTGGGGAACGCTCCGTGCGGTTTGAGGAGATCGCCACCGACACAGGGGAAGCCGGGATCGTCATCCGCGGCGGCAGCGACCTGGGGGATTTCGTCCGCAACGCCGTGCGGCTTGAGGAAGACCTGCACCTGTCGATTGACATCAACCCGAAACGCCTGTCCTGGAAGACGCGGTGGGGCGGGAAGATCACCACGATCAACGTCAAACGCGACGCTGAGGGCATCCACACCGTCGAGCTGATCGCCTCAGCCCAGCGGGAGCATTTGAAGCACGTTTTGGTGGGAACGACACCGTTCTTCCCTCCGGAGGTTCAGCCGTTGAACCTGTGGATGCTGCCGGCGAACTGCCGGACCGCTTGCATGACAACGCTGTTCATCAACCTGATGCGGCAGTTCGTTCCCGGGTTGTCGACGATCACGAACATCGCGAACCCGTTCCAGTGGCTGAACCCGTTCGGCCCCGATGCGTTGTTGAACATCAACCCGCTGCAATGGCCTATCCAGGTGCAGTTCGTCGACCCCCTGCTGGACCAATCCAGGACGACGGTGTTCACCGGGGCGTGGAACGACTTCCACACCGCCTCACTGGATTCGATGCGCGACGCCGGGGTGTGCGCGCGCGCCTACACCGTGTTCCCCGACGACGTCGACCACCCGCAACCGGAACTGGCGGCGCTGATGCCGCAAACCCGGCTGAAGGACATTCCGATCATCGGATCGCTGGTGCCAGCAGTAGAAGCGTTCCTCAAGAACGGCAACCTGATCGACCTTCCCGACGACGCCACCGTGGCCGATCTCGCCCGCCCCCAACGCCCGTGCGTGATGGTGGCGTTCGAAGACCACTCCGGCTACGCCGGCCCGACCGGTACCGCAGCGGATGGTGTGATCAACCTGTTCGCCTCCACCCTCGACGACCTAATCACGACCACGGTGTTCCCCGTCGACACCGACGACGACGGCGAGGTGGATCCCGTCTTCCGGAAACTCTTCGGTGTCGCACCACCTGATCCGTGGGCTGTGTACCGAGATGGGCAGCACTCCGGGATCATCGAGTCGAACTACACCCAGCACAAGGGACCCGTCAAAACCATCATGACCGGGGGCAAGAGCCCCAAGCTTGTTAACGACATCCAGACCTTCCTAATCAAGTGGGGCCTCTCGCAGCTCCAGACTGTGATCGTCGCCGGGTTCGGCGGCAGTCAAGGTGGGCCGCCGATCGGCGCCGGTTTGGACGAGCTCTACCAAGGGCAGTTGGACAACAAACTCCTTGCCTGGCAACGCTACACAGACCCGCTGCGCGCCCTGTACACCGGTGACCTGGGGTATCTCGAGACTTTCGAGCGCGGCAACGCCGCCTACACGATCAGCGCCATACTCACCCTGCGGCAAGGCAATTTCAAGACCAGGGCGTTCCGGTCATTCAAGACATCGATCCGCCAAAGCGCCCCATACATCCTGTATTACGACATCCTGCTCGATGACCGGGTCGGGTTTGAGCAGGACGGCATCACCTACGTCGACCAGGTACACGCCATCAAGTACGAGTACGACCGCAACAAGCCGATCACCTTCACCTGCTCCGTCGGGGATGACGCCAAAGACCAAGACCCTTTCTCCCAAGGCATCAAGGCCCTGCAGGGGCTGGGCGCGTTGATCGGCGCGGTCGTCGGAATGGACACGGTGTTCGGATGACCGATATTTGCGACGCGATCGACGAAGCCGAAGACCTCGACGCGGCAACAGAACTCGAACAGGCCCGCGCACTCGTCAATGACATCGACATCGCGGGTGAGCAGCTGCAGCAGGACTTCAAATACCCGGTCGATGCGCACGGGCGGGTGATGTTCGTCAACCAGCTCCACCCGGATCTGATGCCCTGCCTGGTGTATCACCTCATCCGCTGCGGGTGGCGTAAAGACAACTCCAAACGGATGGTCAAGCAACGCAAGGTCGTTGGGACGCCGTTCGCTGACCTGGTGGCCTATGTGCCGCTCACCGACCCTGACGAACCCATCGTGGCGCCGCAACCGGAGAAGCCCAAGACCTGGTCGGTGCGGCCGCAAATCAACGAGATCAACGAGAAGAGGCCGGACTGATGCCTTTGCCGATCGGATCCAAAGTCTTGCTGGGACAGTTCGACGCCACCATCTCGGCGTTCGGTGTGATCTCCGACCTCGACACCCCAGACCAGGTTGAGTACACCATCGAAGGGTTCGGCCCCAACGCCCTGCTGTCGACCGCAGCCATCCAAGGTGACCCCGGCCCTCCGGGGAACAACGCCCCATTGGGTAACCGGCAGTTCCCCACATTGGACAGCACCGATGACCTGCCTCAGAACCTGACCGACGATCCGGTTGATATCGGGAAGTTCTGGATCATCCGGGTCTACGACGAAGACGGCAATGAGGTCGGCTCGAACTGGGCCATGTGGAACGGCACCGACTACGAAATCTACAAGGAGGGCATGCCCGGTCAAGTCGGGCCAGTCCCCAAAGTAACCCCCGTCTTCCGGCTCGTCACTGCTGATGAAGCTGCGACGTGGAACACCGTCGATCAGGGCAACGGATACCGGATCACCAAGACCGGCAGCGACGCCTCACCGACATGGACTATTGAGGTCAACCGCGAAATCATCCGCGGCCCTGCCGGTGTCGGCTCCGATTGGAACCTTTACACCGGTGGTGGGGAAGCTGTCGGTGACCTGCCGCAGTGGAACGGGTCGAAGTATGTGCCGACGCCGCTCGAGCATGTGGTGCCGCAGATGTTCACCTTCCCCGAAGGGAACTTCCAGGACGTTCCGCTGGCCTTCGGGACCCGGGTCACCATCGGCACCGCGCTGCTGCCGCCCATCGACCACGACGTGGTGCCGTGGGTGACAGGGCACTTCCGGCTGACCGGTGTGGAGCTCGACACCACCCCGCTGACGATCGGGATTGAGGTGCGGCTGGGCAGCGCCAGCGGAACCTTGGTGGCCCGCGGCTACGGCAACGTCACCGGCTACGTCACGGTCATCCCACACGCATCGGCGGCGTCCAGCCCGAACGACGCCATCACCCCCACCAACGGTCGGGCGGTCATCCCCGCCAACACCACCGGTGAACCAGCCCGCTTGTACGTCAACGCGTTCAACGACGGCGTGGCCGGCATCTACAGCTTCTCCGCCGCCGGCGCTCAGCTGGCAGTGCAGGCGATCCCCGTCTAATGCCACGCGCGGGCGACCCATCACTGGCTGGTGGACTACCGCTCCCACTGTCGCATAACCCGCTGCAGCGCATCAGCTACCAACCCCCAAAGCTCGATGTCAGCGCCGAGGACTTCATCAACGCCGCAATCCAGTGGCTGGAAGACGTGTTCTTCCCGGCAATCAAACAGCTCACCGGTATCGACCTGGAACCGTTCCTCACAGAGCTCCGCGCCCTGACGGGCGGTATCAGCGGCACCGCCAACGACGTCAAGAACTGGCTGCTCGGTTTGCTGACCAACACGTCGCCGCTGAACCCCGCCCAGTTGGCTCAAAACCTCTGGCCGCTAGGCATATTCCCCGACGCTGAATCCATCGCCGGTTCTGACATCTGGGTGTTCGACCCTGATGTCACGCGAACCGAGGGCTCATCTGGGTCCCTGCGCGTCACCGCGGACGGCAGCTTCAAGGCCATCCATGGTGTGCCGACGACTGTGGTGGCGGGCCAGCAGGTCGACACGTCGGTGTTTGTGCGCTGGGCCGGCTACATCGGCACCACGGCACCGATTCAGCTGCAGATCAAGCAGTACAAGAGGCTAGGCGATTCCGTCACCTTCGTTGGCACGGTCACGGTTACCACCCTAGGTCCGACGACGGCCGCGGGCGGATGGGCGGAACTGACGGGAACATACACCGCCCCCACGGACGGGTCGGTCAATGAGATCCGCGGCCGGCTGGTGGTGACTGAAGCCGCAACGGCCGGAACATTCAACTTCGACGACGCCGCAGCGAAGAACAAACTCCTTCCCGAATGGGTGTCCGGGCTACCCGAGGGGTTCCAAAACCTCATCGCCCAGTTCCAGGCCATTGTCGACACCATCCACAACACCCTCACCGGCGCAACGGATTTAGGTCACAGCCTGCCCGAGCTGATCGATGCGTTAAAGGCCATACCGAACGACTTCGTTAGGGGGCTGCTGGGGCCGGGCACCCTCGGCGGGTCATTCCTGGGCCTGGTCGACGCCGTCGTGTCCGGTGCGGTCGGCCAAACCGGAACGGGAGCTGGCCTGCCGGACGTCGAGACCTTCATCGGCCTGATCAGCTCCTGGGCCACCCAAGGCCGATTCGCTTGGGAGCAAGCCGGTATCCGTAACAACCGGCCCGCCGACGCCGGCCTGCTGCCGTCGGAGCGGTCGAACTTCCCACTATCTAGCATCACGACACAGTTCGACATCGTGCCTGGTACGTCGGTGATCGCGTTCGACTACATCGAAGAGAGCATGGCGCTCGGCGTCATCAGTTGGATCGGCTGGGGTGTCACCGGCATCACCGAATTCTACGTGCAGGCCTACCGACTCGACCTCACAACCGGCAACCTCGCGGAGCTGATCCACCAGTCACCCAACATCGTCGGCGTTCTCGAGGGCACCGCCAGCCCAGGCGCTTTCATGTCCTACGAACTGGCCAGCCCGCCCGGCGTTGTGGCCGGTGATCTGATCGCTTACCGATTCATCACCGTAGGCGGTAACCACACCATCCGCGGCCGGGTATCCGGACTGCCGGTCAACAACATCGCGCCGATCGGTGCTCCCGCGGCCACCTTTGCGGTCACGGGCACCGCAGGTACCGCGCCGGCATCGATCGCCAAGTCAGCCCTCACCTGGTCGCAGAACGTGCCGTGGGTCGGCATCGCCGTAGACACGGGTAGCGGCTCGGACCACCGAGACCCGTTCCAGCAAGTCCTCACCGACCCTGCCACTCTCCCGGTGGCAGACTGGTGCGACTACGTGGATGCTGTCGTGGTTACCAAAGGCGGCGACGGGGCGCCGGGCTTCCTTGGGTTGTACGGGAATCCCGGCACGCCAGGCTCATTCACCACGGTCACGTGGGTCCGTGACACTCACTTCACCGGCCCCACGATCATCACTTGGGATGGCGAAAACCTCTCGATCCCAGGCTTCTCAATCGCCGGTGTTCCCGGCGTCAACGGATCAGGCACCCGACTCGCCGTCCTCGGTGCGCCTGTCGGCCCCGGCCCCGGGACCCTTGAGTACAACGGGCTCAAAGCCATCGGCGGCGGCGACCAAACAGCCGTCGGCGGGGCCGGCACAGCCCCCGGCGGGGCAGGCAACGGCGGCACCTGGTTCGGCCTCTACAGCGCAGGCGGCCCAGGCGGGCCCGCCAGGGCGTGGATCCAATTCCGCAAGGATGCACTCCCCGGCGAAACACCGGGCAGCGGCGAGGGCGACACCACCCCACCGAACATCGATGACCTCGACGTCGATATCGAATCCACAAGTAGCACTATCACTCTGACAATCGATGGGGCTGTCGATGCCTAGCGGCCTCAAAGGCTACAACGTCTACCTAGACGGGCAGAAGGTCAACGCCGCCGCAGTGCCGGACGACCAGCCCTTCCCCCTTCAAGGACTCGACTCAGGTACGGACTACTCGGGCCGCATCACCATCACCGCAGTCGACAACGCGGGAAACGAAACCGCACCGATGTCACTCGGCGCGCTTGGGAAATCGGCGGTCACGGACTCTCCCACTCCCTCAGACCTTCTCCCGTTGGAAACAACGAACGCGATCGACGCTCTCGCACTGGCTCAGATCAAACCGAACACCAAAGTCGACGGCGTCCTCGTCGGGGTCTACACCCCCGAAGGCAGCTACTACAAAGCCTACGGCGGTGACCGAACAACCAACTCCCCGTTGACCATCGACGACAAGATGCGCTACGGGTCCATCACCAAGATGTACACCTGCTATCTGGTGTGCAAGGCCATCGATGATGGCTACCTCACATTGGACGACAAACTCAGCACCTACGTCAGCGGACCCGCTTACTGGAACAAGATCACCATCAAGAACCTGATGATGATGACTTCCGGAATCAAGGACTATCTGCAGCAGGACACCACCGTCCAGCAGGCGTACTTCCTGAGCCCCACAACGGTTTTCGACCCGATGCCCTACATAAGGAGCTATCAGCCGCTCTACGAGCCCGGGACTTCCTCGTCGTACTCCAACAGCAACACCGTGCTGCTGGGGAAGATCCTCGAGTGGGTCGACGCGAACCACGGCACCGGCCGCGACATCCGGACCATCATTCAAGAAGACCTGCTCACTCCGCTGGGTCTCACCGAAACTGAATGGCCGACCGGCAATTACATGACCGTCCCCTATTCGCGGGGGTGGTCGGACAACCTGGCGCTGCCCCAAGTACAAGCCACGCTCGGCCCGTTCTTTGGCCTCCTGCAAACAATAGGGCTGCTTCAATCGGTGCTGTCCATAGCCGGGTACGGCAACATCCAAACCACACCCGAGGTGGAGTTCACTGCCTGTAGCACCACGTGGGGTGACGCGGCCGGCGCCTTGAACGGCACTATCGCGGACCTGGTCACGTTCGGCAAAGCGATCGCGAACGGCACGATGCTGAGCCCCGAAATGAAGCAACTCCGAGAAGAAACATTCACCACCTACCTCACCTACGTGCCCGCGCACCCGTGGGAGGGCGGCGGGTGGATGGGATTCGGACTCGGCGTAATCCAGTGGGGCTCTTGGCTCGGCTGGATAGGTAGCCTCGCCGGCTACCACTCCGTGATGTTCGCCAACCCCAATAACGGGGCTGTCATCGCCGCGATCATCAACCACATGACCAGCGGAGACCCCACCTCCCTGTTCTACGAGATCGCCTACCTTCTGTACCCGGAGACCACGGCCATTCAAGGACCGAAGATCCGCGCGTCGGGGATCCCGTCAACGGCACGGGTCGGAACACCAGAGATTTACCAATGGCACGCACCCGGAGACCAAGACGGCAACACCCATGTGCCACAAAAGGTCCCGTTCTACATCTAAGGAGAAACCCCCATGGCGAACGCGCTCTACACCAAGTACCGCGAGAAGGCCCTGCAAGGGCAAATCAACTGGCTCACCGACAACATCAAAGTCGACCTGGTGGATTCCGCGGACTACACGGTGAACACAGCGACACACGAGTTCCTGTCCGATGTCCCCTCCGCGGCGCGGGTCGCTACCTCGGCGAACCTGTCGGCCAAGACAGCTACCGGCGGTGTCGCCGACGCCGCGGACGTGACGTTCCCCGCTGTCACGGGGGATATCTCCGAAGCACTCGTTATATACAAAGACACCGGGACTGACACCACCTCGCCGCTGATCGCCTACATCGACACAGCCACCGGGCTCGCCGTGACCCCGAACGGCGGTGACATCACGGTGATTTGGCCGAATGACGCTGGCCGAATCTTCAGTCTGTAAAAGCTGATGAGCGGATGGTGGGCTGAGCTCTTCCTCACCCCTAGCGGTATCGCATCGACTGCTGTGGTCGGCGAGCCGACGGTGGCGACGGGGATCGTGGTTATCCAGGTCCCCAGCATCCCATCTGTCGCCGCCGTAGGCATCCCAACGGTTATCGGTCCGCCGCAGAACGTTTTACCGATCGGTGTTCCATCAACGATGGCTGTTGGAATCCCCACAGTCACACCAGGTGTAGTCAACATTTCTCCGACCGGTATCGCATCCGCTGCCGCGGTAGGTTCACCGACCCTGGTGCCGGGCCCGGTCACCATCTTCCCGACCGGGATCCCGTCTGCTGCGAGGGTTGGTTCGCCGATTGTCTCCAACGCCGGCCAGGTCCCCTACACCGTCCCATTCCAAATCTAGGAGCATCCAAGTGCCTGAAATTAACGGCAAGCAGTGGACCAAGGAAGAAGTCCACGCAGCTTTGAAAGATGGACGCGTCGAAGAGATTTGGCCGGGAGCCACATTCGTCGACCACGGTGACTACGGGGATTTGCAATTCGCTGACGGATCGTGCGCCGGCATCCGGTTCGATGCACCACCCGAGGCCAAACCGGCCGCCGCTAAGAAGAGGACACGTAAATGACTCTCGCCACGAACTGGGTCGACAACATCGGCATGTTCGTCAACGCCGCCTACCTGAACTCGCTCGGCTCAACGGTCAACGCCAACACTCAGGGCCGCCCCCAAGTCAGCAGCATCACATCGTCGGCGACCCCGGCGATCAACACCGACAACTGCACCCAGTTCGAAATCACCGCCCAAGCCGTGGCGATCACGTCGATGAGTAGCGGGCTGTCCGGCACCCCGGCGGATGGGCAGAAGCTGGTGCTGCGGATCAAGGACAACGGGACGCCGCAGACGATCACATGGGGGGCGAGTTGGCGTGCAGTGGGAACCACGCTGCCAGCCAACACGATCCCCACCGGAACCATCTATGTAGAGGCGCATTACAACAGCGCCGACAGTGTCTGGGATGTACTCACCGTGCGCAAGCAGGCCGTGCCGATTCAGGTGATCGGCTCCAACTCTGTGGGTGCCGCGAACTCGATCGCCTTGCCGACTCACCAGGTCGGCGACCTGATCATCATTTTCGCGTTCACCAACGGCACCACGACACCGCCCACCCCACCGGCGGCATCCGGGACGGTGCCGGCCTGGGTTCAGGTCGATGCCCAAGCAGGAAACTCCTGCGCGGCATCGGTTTATGAGTTTGTCGCGACGGCCACCAACCACACATCTGGAACATGGACGGCCCCCGCCACGGCCGCTATGGCCGCGGTGGTTCTGCGCTATGAGGACCGTCTCGCGGCCGCCCCCTATGGGGGTCACGGGCTGGCTGCCTCCGCCGCGACGACGACTTCCATCGCCACCCCGGCGATCACCCAAAACAAGGTGGATGGCACGTCGAAGTTGCTGTACATGTACGCGCACCGCAACATGTCCGGCTGGGACGCCGCCCCCACGGGTTCCACCCGTATCACCGCAGCGGCCAACATCGCCGGGGTTTGCATCAACAGCAAGAACGACAGCACCTCCGATGGAGCCATCGTCCAAACCATGACGGGCCTGTCATCCACGGGATGCATGGGTGCCTGCTTGGAAATCCTCGCCGCCTCCTAACCAGGAAAGGCCCGCAAATGCATCAGATCAACATTGTGCGTTACGACCGGACTGATCCTCGGCTCGGCCGGCATGTGCATCACGACTCACGATCATTGGATCACGCGTTCCTACCCCGCAGCGTGAAGCCGAAGCGACAGAACACGTTCTGGGACAGTGCGATAGCACCGCTGAACCAAGGCGATCTCGGATCCTGCACAGGTAACGCCACAGCGCAATGGCTGAACACCAATTACGCCAACAACGTTCGGAAGACGACCAACAAGGGCCGGGCGCTCACCGAGAAGAACGCGGTGGAAGTCTATTCTCTGGGCACCACACTGGACAATCAGCCCGGCCAGTACCCCCCCGACGACACAGGCTGTGACGGGCTGTCGGTGGCCAAAGCCGCAGTCAAACTGGGTTACCTCGACAAATACACCCACACGTTCAGCTTCACCGCACTGCAGGCTGCGCTAGAGACCACCCCGGCCATTGTCGGCACCGTGTGGACGAACACGATGTTCAAGCCACACAACGGGTTGGTGAAAGTCGGCCGGCTCACCGATTCCAACATCGCCGGCGGCCACGAATACCTCGCTTGCGGAATCGATTTCACCTCCGAGGTGATTATCTTCCGCAACTCCTGGGGCGACACCGACGCGTGGGATGGCTGCAAGCCGGGAGGCTACTTCGCTATCGGATTCGCCGACTACCAGAAACTGCTCGCGGAGCAGGGCGACGTCACCGTATTGCACGGGAAAGGCCAGTAAATGAAATTCATCGACAACATCGTCGACCGAGCCTTGGACCGCATTGAGCCGGTCATCACCAAGCAGTTGACGGACTTCCGCGCCGACGCCATGACACTGCTGCAAAACGAGCTGCCGAAAATCGCCGGCGCCGTGGCCGAGTCAGCCATCAAGGCTGTTTTCGACCATACGAACATCGATGCGGCAGCAAACGATGTCAGCGCGGTCATCACAGGCATTCTCGGTCAAATCCCGTTCCTGAACGTGCAGAAGCACTGATGACTGCGGCAGAGTTCGCGCCGGCGGTCCTGCAGGCCGGGCGGGATCTGGGCATCAGCCCGAAGGGCATCGTGATCGGGTTCGCCACCGTCTATGTCGAGTCCAACTGGACGATGTACGCCAACGCCAAAGTGCCTGATTCCATGAGCATTCCGCATGAGGCGGTTGGCTCCGATGGTTACAGCGTGGGGCTGTTCCAGCAGCAAGTCGTGATGGGTTCGGGCGGCTGGTGGTGGGGCGACGCCGCGACCTGCATGGACCCATATAAGTCAGCGCAGCTGTTTTTCTCCCGGCTGGCGAAGCTCAACTACAACAGCGACGCCCAATCCCCGGGCTCCTACGCGCAGGCCATCCAGCAGTCGGCGTTCCCTGACCGCTACGACCAGCGCATGGCGGATGCCCAGGCCCTCTACGACCAGATCAGCGGAGGTACCGTGACCACACCCACCCAAGACCCGCGCCTGACCGCGCTGCAAGCCGTACGGCCCGACTTCAATGAGCTCGAGTTCTGGTGTGACAACAACCAAGACCGGGCTGGCACCAAGGTTGACCTGTGGCTGATCCACACTCAGGAGCCGGGCAATCTCACCGATAATGACGCCGCGCTGCACCTGGCGCAGTTCCTCAAATCCACTGAGGGCGGCAGCAACCCGGTCAGCTACCACTACACAATCCGGCAGGCGTCGGACGGCGGCGTCACGGTGTACGACATCGTGGACACCGACCTGGCCAGCTGGTCGGTCGGCAACAGCAACAACCGTGCGATCAACGCCTGCTTCGCCGGCAGCGGCGTGGCTTGGTCGCACGCGGACTGGATGACGCAGGCCAAGGCCATCGACGTCGCGGCTTACCTCGCCGTCCAGGACTGCATCAAGTACGGCATCGACCCCAACGTCATCCCGGGACCGCAGTACGGAAAGAACCCTCCCGGCATCAGCGATCACCGCTACTGCAGCAATTGGCTCAAGGACGGCAACAACCACGACGACGTCGGCGACAACTTCCCGTGGGACGTGTTCTCGGCTGCGGTGGCGAAGTATTGGGCCGCCGCGAATGCTAGTACCACGCCGCCGCCGGGCGACACAGGTGGCGACACGACCCCAGCGGATCCATTTGAGGCATGGGTGGCTGGCGCGACT